CAACCGGCGCATAGCTGGAATTCATTGCTTGGCCATTATGGCTGCACAAACCACTAAAGCCGCAGTCTGTACCCAGGAAGACCTGCAACTCCTTATGTCTGAAGACAACGAGCAGTTGCAGTCCGTCCAAACACTTCCTTTCTACCAAACGCACGCCCACGACCAGAACAAGCTCGGACTTTTCCTCCGCCATTCTCACCCTTGTGACAACTGTTCCGGATCTTTTACTCACGGACACGTCATCAAAACTGAAGAAGACTCTAGAACCAATTTCAAACATCTCTGTAAGAAGTGTCGGAAAGGCGATAAAGCCGAACACATGACTAAAGCCTTTAGTATTGAACCCTTTAAACACCCCCTGGATCCGACCGGAATTTATGTGGTGAGCGAGCCTGAGATTACTCTACTCGATGGATTAACTCAGGACAAGTTATTTGACATCAACAATTCTGCCCGCTTCTATCAGCTCGGTTACAATGCTTCTGCCTTCCGCCCCTCCTACAACAAACCCGACCACTTCAGCTCTCCGTTCACCGAACTTGTGCCTTTTCCGAACGACACAACCAATGCTCCGACGTCTATCAACGACGTTTTACCCGAGCATCGACACAAGCTTTCGACTCGAGACAAGAAACCACACTTACTTGCTTCTCAACTTGGTTATCTTTCCTATGAACCTTTCGAGATGAACGACAAAACTTTGAGGGCCGTTGAGGACTTTGTTTACGATAAATATCTTGAAATCTTCTCTGATTGGAAACCCCTCAATGATCACGAAATCAAAAACGGTGTCACTAATATGGCCTCTCCACTCTATGGCTATCTCAATGGTCTCGATGGCGACAAGTCAGCAGGATTTTATGGGACTTCCCAAGGGAAAATTCATAAGGGTGATTATTTTGAGAAAATCCCCGCCGGTAATGGTTACAACTATAAATGGACTAACACCCCACACTCCATTCGCCTGCGCGAGAGGTTTGACGCTATGTGCAGACTCGCTGAGGGAGGAATCACTCTATTGGATACTATCGAGGCTAGAGCAAAAATGGAACTACTTCCGGTCAAGAAGGTGAGAGAAGACGGCAAAGTTAGACTTTTTGAAAACATCGGAATTGCGTCTTTCCTTTTCCATAAGAAGTTTAATGGTGCATTTGTCGCTTTGGCCAATAAACATCGGCTTACTAAGGGCTCGAATTTCACCATTGGAATGAACCCCTATACTGAAACTTCGGTGCTCTATGAGCAATTGCTTGCAGTTTCGGAGACTGGCGAAGATGGAGATTTCACTCGGTATGACAAGCGAATTCCTCTGCAAATCCAGATTCTCGCCAACAGACTTAAAGCCCGATGGGCTACTGCCGCACAGCCAGGAGACGTCAATTATTTCAACATCTTTGACGTTCTTTGCAAACAAAATTCCAGGGACTTGCATGTGTGTGAGGGAGTTTACTACTTAACTAATGGCAGCTTTAACTCGGGCTGTCTTGAAACTAACTTGGACGACGGACTTTTCAATATCATCATGAAGTATTATTGTATGCTCGAGATCGCAAGAAACGTTCCTGAAATGGCGAGAGAAACCGATCTCATCACTCTTGCAAACTTGGAACGACTTACCAGATTTTTCGTAAATGGAGATGATATTATCACTGCTATTCATCCCAGTATCCAAGTTTATATTAACTTTAACAGCATGAAGGAGGAATATGCCAAATTCGGAGTTCTCTACGACCTGCCTAGCAAGGACGGCGCTGCTTCTACTGGAATAGTTATGATAAGAGACATGAGTTTCTCATCTCGTAGCTTCAATTTCGTCAACGACAGCCTGGTTTTTGGCGCACTTAAAAAGAGTTCCATAGAACGACTCTTCCATTGGTGCAAAAGCAGAGAGAGTGAACAACTTACTCAAAACCTCAATTGCGCCCTCGTTGAAGCCTTCTTTCATGGCAAGACTTACTATGATAGCATTTGTAGAATTGTACTCGAATGTAGGAAATTCTACATGAAACACCACTCCAGTAGACTCGAGCTTCAGGTGCTTTCTTATCGCAACCAATTTAACCATCTGGTTGCCGGAGGTGTAGCCTTGGAGTGGCTACCTACTACTTATTTAAATCAGGAAGATACCTTAGATTTCTCTTATCAAGCGTTCAACCCAGCTATGAATTTCTTCAATGAAATCGACTGCCCACACTGCGCAAATAGATCCACCACTAAACGCGCCCAC